ATGAAAAGTTAAATTTGTACAAATAATATCAGCATTACTAGAGATTTCTACAAATGGCTTTTTACTATTATCTTCTTCTTCTGGAGTGGCATCAATAACTTCTGTCAGCCTTCGAGTAGCGGTTTTAGCACGGGTAAATTCATCAACAAAATTAATAACTGTACTAATTAAAGATATAAAATTACCATTCATTGAATTAAATGCTAGTAATTGCCCAACACTGATATTTTCAGCCGGGTTAATTACTAAATAGCCACCAAACCAGAGTAAAACTACGCCACCAATACCAGAAACAAAATTAGTTCTAGTCATTTTTCTTAATGCACTAGCACTATCGTCATAGATTAAAACACTATCTCCACCAGCAATAGAAGTTTCTGCAGTAGCACCAGTTATTAAATTAGAAGTTACTTTTGAAAAACCTACTGTTGCATCGCTAGGAGTACCTATTGAAAGAACATCACCTAATACTAAAATAAAATCTATTGAGTCAGAAGCAGTTAAAGCATCTGAGAATACTATTGTTGAACCTGATATTGTATAAGCTGAAGTTGGCGATTGAATAACACCATTTAAAGATACGATGCAGTTGTTTGCAGTTTGTGGAAAGTATGCAACTCCACCATTTAATAAATTGTATGTAGCTGTAGCGGATGTTGTAATAGCATCTAGCTTTACAAAATTTCCTACAACTGGTTGTTTGCCGATATAAGCCATCTATTTTGGATATTTCTGTTTAACTGCGTTGATGGCTTGTTGCCATTTATTAGTGCCATTAATCTTATCCCAATACTGCATATCTAATTGCTCTTGTATTGAAGGATAGTCTTTGGCTCTATCTCTTTGGTATTGTTTAAGTTCGTATTTATTTTTTAATTCTTGTATCTTTACTTCTACTTCTTCTTTAGTTGGCATAATAGCTGTGTTGTCATTTAAGATTAAGCAGTCGTAACACATTCTTTGATCGTTTGGAATTTTAGTCCCATTATCATCATGTGTTCTCCAACCATACCATTGAGGTTTTCCAATATTAAATTGTGCTAATGCTTTTTGTAAGTAATCCATTTTATGTATCTCCTAATCTAATAAAAGTAAAATGTGTTTCGTTTATATCTGTGTTACCCTCTATAACTGAACCAGCGGTTATGCTTGATGCAGAAAATCTTACTTTGCAATTTGCTGTGCTAGTAACATCAAATAAGAATTCGCAACTAGCTGAACTAGCTAAACTATTAGTTTCGCCTTCAGGGGCAAATGCTACTGTTGTATAGGTTGAGTTATTAACTGTAACTCTTATGTTTAGTAAAACATTATCTCCAGCTTGAGCTTTTGAATGACACACAACTCTTATTAAATAAATTCCAGTAGAAGGAAAAGTCCAAGTGCCAGATGATACCGACATTCCAGTTCCTAAATATCCAAAACCAGTACTATCTACTCTTTCTAAATTAGATGCTATTGGGTCAACATCAGCTGTTATATCTGCTGTTAATCTCCATTGATCTGCTTCTGTAATTCCAAATGAACCAGATAATTTTGTAGAAGCTATAGCAGCACTAGCATTAATATCGGCATTAACTATTGTGCCATCAGTTATTCCTAGTGATTGTATTTTTGTTAGTGGCATACTTAAATTTTTTTAACTTGGTTGTTATTTAGTATCACAAAAAATTTAACTATGAAATCTAAAGATAGCATGATTAATTTCCTATGATTGAGTTAATCTCAGCATCATTCAAACCTAATGCTTTAAGTTTGTTTAGTGCTGATTGTTTGTTAATTTCTTGTTGTATAATTCTATTATCTTCTTCTGCTTGTAATTCTATTTGTTTAGCCAAGATAATGTTGTTAGCAATTACTGGAGTGTTAGCTAACCATTCAATTCTGTTAACATCATTGTCTGAACAAGAAACTTGTGCAGTTGGATTCAAAGCTAGTATTGTTTCGCAAATTCCTATTTTCATAATTAACCTTTTATTTCAAAAGCTGTTAATGTAGATGTTTCAGTATTATCACCAATATACGCTGTTGCAGTTGTATTGGCTTTAAAACGAACTGTATAATTTATAGACGATGTTGTTGAAGGTGAATCAAGAAAACTTGTACAAATATGACCATCAAGAGTACCTCCTCCAGTACCAAATCTGCCTAATCCATTACTATTAGCTACATTTGTGCTATCTCTAAAAATAGTTGTTAGAATAGAACCAATAGTTGCATACGCATAAGTATTATAAATAATAAATATTTTATTTGAAGCAGATGATGGAGTTATATTAATAGATAAAGTACTTGAAGCAGTTACAAAAGATGTAGAAGTTGTGCTTCTTTGTGTTGTATCGGTAGCACCAACAACTTGTAACACCGCACCAGCACCTAATTTAGTCCCAACTATTCCTGCACTTGCATTTATATCTGCATTAACAATAGTACCATCTACAATCTTTGCAGATGTTATAATACCATCAGCTATATCCGCAGAAGTTAAAGGAACTTGTGCTGGTGTATTTCCTATAAAAGGCATTGTTTATTCCTATGTTGAAATATCATCAACTGCACTAACAATTACATCTAAAGATGTAGCTGTGTCAGAAATTACTTTTAGTGCATCACCAGATTCAAGAACGAATTTAGCACCACCATCAATAACTTGTAATGATGATCCTGCTGGAATTGGTGCATTTTTTACTATGTAATAATCTGCAGCACTTGATGTAATATATACTGAAGCATTAACAGCTGAAGAAGTTGTGTTAGCTAAAGATATTCCTATGATTGTGTCGTAACTATTTGCAGTTAATAATGTACTAGCAGAAGTTGTTACGTTTCTTGCTATGTATCTTCTAAAATTTTGTGCCATATTTTATTTCCTATTATATTATTTGTTACTATAAAGCAATTGACATAGCAATCGCAAAACCATTACTTGCTTTACTATCTATTTGAGTTTGAATAGCTGAAGTTACACCATTCAAATAACCAAATTCTGTATTATCTACTGTACCTGTTCCAATTTTAGTTGCAGCTATTGAATTAACTGCAAGTGATATTGTACCAGAAGAAGTTATTGGACTTCCTGTTACTGTAAATTCTGAAGATCCTGAATCAGCTACTGCTACAGATGTTACTGTACCACCTGAACTTGGAAATACTTGTACGTATGAAATAGAACTAGAACCAAGTGTAGCACTAGTATCTGTTGTACATAAAAATAAATCATCAGCATGAGTAGAACCTTCTGATACTAAAATTAACTGTCCAGCTAATTCTGATATTATATCAAATTCTGTATCTCTTGAAGCAGCTCCTGAAGCTACAACAATATATAAACCATTTTGAGATGCAGTAGATTGATCTTTTAATAATACTCTATTTCCTGTTACTAATGTAACACCATCTAATGTATCACCATTTTCTAATCCTGTAGAAATATTAACATTTGCAGTAGAAGCAACTCTAGCAATAACTCTTGTTCTAAGACCAGTAACTAAATTATCAACATAATTTTTAGTAGCAGCTTCAGAAGAAGATGACGGATCACCTAATCCTGTAATTGTTCCACCAGTTAAAGTTACACTATTAGCATTTTGAGTTGCTATAGTTCCTAATCCTAATGTAGTTCTTTGTGCAGACGCATCAGCATCATCAAGTAATGCTTTACCAGCAGTTGTTAAATCATAAGTAGAAGCTGTACCAGAACCAGTAAATTGAATACCTTTATCAGCAGCAGAAGTTAATCCAGCGATTGCTGCAAGTTCAGCATCGTATGCTTGTACGTTTGTACCAATAGCTAAACCTAAATTAGTTCTAGCAGTAGATGTAGATGATACATCAGATAAATTATTTGAAGCTGTTAATTTTGTTCCAAGTTGCGTTTGAATAGCACTTGTTACTCCAGATACATAACCTAGTTCAGTATCTGTTACTGTTGATACAGCAATCTTTCCAGATGAATTAGATATAGCAGCTCTACTAGCAGTTAAATCAGATGATACAATTGTTGTAGCAGCACCTGTTATTGTAGCTTGTTTTGAATTTATTTGTGTTTGTATTGCAGATGTAACTCCGTCAAGATATGAAAATTCTAAATTAGATACTGCACCGCCACCAATTTTAGCTGCGTCAATTGCAGCTCCTGTTGCGACTTTAGCATTTGTGATTACAGATTCTGGAATTGAATCTCCAGTTTTAGATAGTATAGCAAGATAAATTTCTACTGCTTCATTAGCTAATGAACCACTATCCCACACAACAGTTACAGTTGTATTAGTTGAAAATGTACTTGCACTAATTGTTCCGAATATAGTTCCTGGAGTTGTAGCTATTGCTTTAACTCTACGACCTATATGATAAATACTTGTAACATCTACACCGCTTACTGTGAATGAAGTAGCTGAAGCATAAGTAATAGTAAATCCATTATCTCCATCGCCATAAATAACCCATTGAGAATCGTTATACCACTCTCTAAGTTCAGCACCTAAACCTCTAAAACAGTTATTAATATTAGAAGGTAACATTCCTTCTGCTGTATTAATACTTCCTATTGTAGTGTTATTCGCTGCGGTTATACTATAATCTTTTATTCCTGCCATATTAATTTCCCATAAACCATGTGAAAACTTTATCGTTTTCTGTGTTAAATTTATTTATATATTCGTTTAATGCTACTTCTACTTGTCTTTGAAAATATTCTTGAGTATCAAAAGAATATCTTACGTTATCAATATCTAATTCTGTTATGTCTGCCATTATCTAATTCCTGCTGGTGTTGCTGTTACATCAATACCTTGTGCGTCATTCCAGTTAGTTCCAGAAGCTATTTTAACATTAGCTCTAACATATCTACCAGATTGTCTCAATGGTGCTATGCCAGTTGGATTTGCTGCAACGTAACTAGAAGTTACAGCAGTATCTACTAAAGCATCTCTTGTTTTAAGAGCTACTGTCGAAGCACAATCTACTATAGGTCTAACTCCAGTAATTTTAGTTCTTTGTCCTGGAATAGGTTCTATTTCAGATGTTTCCATTTCTGCTTCTAATTGATTACCAGCAAATATAGCTGCTTTATAATTACTATCAACGGCACCTAAATATAATTGTCCACCATTCCAAAAGTCTGTGTCTAATGCAATATTAATATTATCTAAGTTAGTAGATATAATATCCATTAATTCTACAGTATATGCACCTACAAACTGTGTAAATATTGTTGAAGCATTTGCAGTTGCTGATGACCATTTTTCTGTAACATAATTATAAATTAATAATTTATCACAAACACCTGTTGTATTGTTAGCATTTGCTACAGAAGGATATAACCATAAAGCTAAGTTATTAAATGGATCTATTGCTGCAACAATACGATCTGTATAAGCTTTATTTAAATCAGCATCAAAAAATCTATTTACTTTTTCTGCACCAATTGCTTTTAGTGCATCACCATTAACTTCAAAGAAACCATCGTCTGCGTAAAAAAATACTCGTCTATCTGTTTGTGTTACAGTCTGTCCATATACAGCACCACGATTAGAAGATATAACGGAAAATCTGAATACTGTTTGTCCGCCAATATAGTCCATACGAACAATTTGATTTTGTCTAAATACATATCCTATTTCACCTGAAGTTATAGCTACAATTTTACCACCGCTTCCTACTAAATCTTGAAAGTCTGCTTGTTTTTTTCCAAGTTCCCAAGTAGCAATATCATCGTTGCCAGTCCATTGTACTCTATTAACATTATTTGGTTGATTACCAGTAACTAAAAAATTTCTTATAATACCTGATACTCTAAATGTAGGTACAGTACCAGAAGTTGCAATTCCAGATAAATTATTAAAAGCAGTTGAAGTACCTAATAAAAAATATTGAGGTGCATCAACACCATTACTTGCAATAATATAATTACCAAATTGAGTAAATGTAAAAAAGTCTGTATTACCTCCAGTTAATGGAGTACCACCAGTAAAGTTTGTAGTGGTTAATCTTACTGTATCAGTAGATACTGTTGTTAAATTATTTCTACCGACAGCAGCTCTTGTTACTGTAACGACTGCACCAACGACAGTTGCAGAAAAATCTACATGAGCATCAATAGTATTTTTTAAATTTGTAGCTGTAGTATTGTTATCTGTTTGAACTTGAAATTCTAATGCACCAGGAGAACTAAGAGTAGAAGTAAATACTACTGACGTTCCATTATTTTTAGTTAAAGTAATTGTTTCACTAGCTGCAATATTTGCATAATCAGAAACTGTAATTGTGCAGGTTGCAAATGAATTATTTAATAATAAACCTTTTGCTCCTACTTCAGTAAAAGAACCACCAGTTAATTGATAAATAGTATCTTTTGTAGTTGCAAAATTATAAACATTATTAGATCCATCTCTAAATGAACCTGCACCTTTTGAATCTGCACCAATATTATTTGAACTATAACTAACTAAACTTTTAAAAGGTTTATAACTTTGTAAAGCATAATAAACATTATTAGCTACATTAGCTCCTTTGTTTAAATGTTTAGGTTGGTCAGGTAACCATTCTCCAAATGCTAATTGCATAGTTACTTTCTTCTATAAAATGAAAGATCAGTACCTACATCGGTATTTTGTACAACAGGAGATCCACCAAATGAATCTTGTTGATCATTACTTTCTAATCTTTCTAATGCAGTTTGATACATAGCTATCCAGTTTTGAACTTGAGCTTGATCTATACCGCCAATAAAGTTAGCAGCATGAAATAAACTGCCATATAAATAAACAGATGGATGTGATGCTAAAATATAATTACTAGCATTACCAGATGATAAAGGTGTAAATGCTTTATAGTATTGTAAGTACCCTGTGTAAGTTGTGTCTGGACTTGGAGCAAATCTAAATTGTTCTACTCCATTGTCTGATTCAATTGTATAAACTCTTGGTAAGCCAGTAGTTGAAGCACCTTTAATTGCAAATAAATTTGCAGGTGTAATGTAATTTAAATGATATTTTGTGCCACCAGATAAAATGTAAAATGATCTTACCGCTATAAATCCTGTTGGAACTGTAACTGTTTCACTATTAATAGTAATAGTATCAATCTGTTCCATTTGTCTAATTCTTAATTTAGCATTAAGATCAGCTTCAACTAATTTTATAAAGTCATCAGATATTTCAGATGTAAGGTCAGATCTATTAAGCCAGTTAGCTATTGTTGATTTTAATTCTGTATAGGTACTAATTGCCATTATATTTTTCCTTCTGCAGTTCTAAAATATCTATACTCATTAGAGTTTAATTTTTTCTTTAAAATCTTTTTACGTTCTACATCTGGTATTCCAAACCAATTATTAGTTCCATTATATTCTTTGGCCCAAATCGTTAAACAAATATTTGGAATACTTGCTACTCTTTTTAAATCTCTAGATTTAGAATATCCATCATTTAAAGTAATAAGTTGTTTGTTCTTTTTAAGAACAGGTTCAACATCTTGAGTGTGTTTAATAGTAAGTTTTCCATCAGATTCTTTAATATAATCTGAACGGACTACTCCATCAAACTCAACGTCTCTTAACTTAGACATTACTCAGTTAATGATGTAACGTATAAATTTCCAGAAGCACAAATTCCAGCTACTTTTTCACCTTCAGAAATTTTAATAGTTTCTATTTCATTAGCAGGTAAATAAACTGTGCTAGTTGTTGCTGTTGGGTTAACACCAATATTGTAATGACAGTTAGCATCAGCTACTAATCTTACATATTGTATGTTTGCACCTATAGCAGAACTTTGAGCAGATGTACCACTCATAGCCACTTTAGATGTTGTTACTGGTCTAAGACCATAATTCATAATTGCCATATATTTCCTTTTAAATTAAAAAAGGGGGTATTGCTACCCCCTAATGTAAAATTATCTTCTTATGATAACAGTTATATCAATTGGTTGAGTCGTAGAAGATCCACCATCAGATGTAATTGTTATGTAATCACCTTCTTTAACACTGTTAGCTGCAGTTGGTTCAGCAGTATCAATGTCTCCAGCAGCTGATCCTGAAAAAGCAACTGTAAATCCACCACCTGTTACAGTAGTTCCATTTACAGCACTTGTTACAGCTGAATTAGCTGATGTGATTGCTCCACCTAATACAGAAATAATTTTAATAATTTTTCCATCATCAGGTACAGCGATATTAACTGAACTAGCAGCAGATACATCTGCTAATCTAGCAGTTAAAAAGTAGTCGTTTAATGTTCTCATTTTGTTTTCCTATGTTTGCTTCGTTCCGTCTTTAGACTTCAAAGACCAAACAAAAGTTAAAGAAGGGGAGATTGCTCTCCCCCTCAAGTTATATACTATGACGTTGTTAAGTCTGCAACAAGTCCACTAGCACCTTCGTTTCTAGAAACTAAAGTCAGCTCAACTAAAAGCTGTCTTTTCTCGCTATCACCTGTTTTTGATAATTCAAACATAGTGAAGTCTCTTAAGAAACCTACTGACCAGTAGTCCATATCCAGAACCCACGCATCTCTATCTCTAGAGAATCTGTTAGGTACAACTTCTAGATCACCGAAGTCAGATGAATAAACATCAATACTTGCATATAATGTTTTATCTTCTGAAGCATCAAATCTAGTAGATCCACCTGTGAATCCAGATACTTTTTGTTTGTTGAAAGGACCAACCATTAGTACTGAAGGATTTCCACCTGCGTTCCATACAGATTTGATAACTGTTTTCAGTTGATCTTCTGTGAAAGCTCTTTGTGTTCCATCAGTTCTAGCATCAGTACCATCACCAGTTGGTGATGCACCGCCAGATCCTAATGAGTCATTCGAAAACACCCAT